TGTCCTCCGCAAACCATTCGCCTCCCTTCGGATGGTGCATCGCTTGGTAGCTCTTGTTTGCGTATTTGTCTATCTCGCAATGCCCCATGCATATAAATCCTGCCTGCTCCAATCCCAATCGAAATAATCCGATCCCTGAAAAAAAGTCTAAAAACGCATCCGCATCCTCCCTTTCACACTGTTAAAATTTCATGTCCATGCCTGTTTCCTGCTCGTTGTCCGGAACACAGTCCAGATCGATCAGGGCATCGGGCACCCACGACGGTGTATATTCCGGTTTCAGCTCCCCAAGGAAATCGCTGCGCTGAAAATACCCTGCGCTGCCGTTTTTCAAAAATACTCCAAGCACTTCTTCGCCCGTATCCTCCGCGCAGTAAAGCATCTGGTAATCAGCTGTCGGACAGCTCTCCCGCAGCTTCTCGATGTCCAAAACCAGCAGCCGTTCTTCAAGGCTCCCGTCACCCAAGTCGAAACAGGCTTCTTTGGGGAATAAATCCTGCTCCTGATGCTTTCGCACTAAATCGGTGAAAATATCCAGCAGTCCGGGATGGCCTTGGATCAGCCAGTCCCCTTTGAAGTTGATGAGCAGTGGAGCGCCTCCGTTTTTTTCTGCCCATTCTTTGTTTTCGCTGCTGATCCTGCCGTCATACGATAAATGCCTGATGTTGTAAGCCAGCACAAAGTCTACCCTGTTAAATCCAAACCTGTCGAGTACCTCCTTTGCGCAGTCAGCATTCAGGCTGTACCCGTCATAATTTTCGGCAATTGTTTTCCCGATCGCCCTGGCGCATTCCGCATTCTTCCTGTTCGATTCCCTATAAGCATCTTCTGCACCGAGCTCCGCAGCCTCATCATAGGATAAAACACAGACATATATTTTCCCATTCATCAAATTTCCTCCTTCCTCATCTCATATCCAGCCGCCTGTGGTATCTTACCTTGCCCGTCTGCGGGCGTTTCAGCTTGGGGTAGGCATACTTTGCCGCCAGCTCACGCTTTCGTTTTTTCCTAAATGCATTTTTCAATCTACCGCCTCCTTACCGGTTTGATACATTTAATAGGTAATCTTTCGTTTCAGAAACAGCTGCTCTTCAGCTTTTCCATCAGGCTTTCAAAGCCTCCCTCATTCTTCGCTTCTTCCCTGAGTGCTATTTCCAGAACTTCTTCCGAAAGGCCGGTTGCCTGAAAACGCTCCTGCATCTCGTCCGGAAGCCGTTCGAGGAGGCTCCTCTGCCGGATAATGACCATCCCATCTGTGCAGAAGATCTCGATTTCATCCACAGGGTCGATGCCCGCTTCTTCCAGCAGGTCAGCCGTGATCAGCAGATCCAGCCCGTCCCAGCAGCAATCTTCCTCCATAAAGCCTTTCCTGATTTCTTCCATCTTTTTGTCCATATTTGTTGCCTCCTTAATGAATATAAATTTTTATGAAAAAAACGGCGTTGCTTTTCAGCAGCACCGTTCGTCCCATCATGGTTGAAAATATTAACAAAAATCGAAATGAAAATTTGTATAATATTTTTTCTCAAAAACTATTAAGTTTTTGGAAACACTGTTTTGGCTTTAGAAATCAAGGGGATAAAACTCGATCCTGCACGTTGCCTCAATTTCTTCCTGCGTGATCTCCTCCGGTTCCCAGAACATTTCCCTGTATTTTTCCAAAACCTCATCGCTCAGGGAAGCCAGTTCCCCGTTCTCCGTACTGCTGCAGACATAAAATTTGCCTGCAATGACATCACCATTGATCCTCCGGTTCCCTTCCAGACCTGTCAGCTTTCCCTCGTCATTCAGCAGGATGCAGGCGTCATCATTTAAATCCACAATGTCTATCAGCCCGCCGACCGCCTCCTGCATTGCCGGAAGGGTATTTTTTAATAAGAACTCCTTCGGGTGCTCGTTCGGCTCTACCATTAAAACCCTGATTTCCTGTCCTTTCATTTTGCATTCCTCCCTCGCTTTTTTTGAAATCAAAAAAGGGCAGTGCGGTTTTTCCGTACTGCCCAAATGACTTTCAAAAATCTCTTTACTTTTGCTCTTTCTCTTACAGTTTATATAAAAAGAAGGGCAGTTATAAAACAGGGTTTCATTTGTTTTTTCCTATCATATATCTGTCCTTCATTATTTTATAAGGAATTTTTCATAGTTTTTCATCGAAAATTTTGTTACATATTTTTTCGCAAAAAGGGTTGTCAGAATTTATTCGCAAAATACTTTTTTTCTCCTGTTTCTTTCTGCTGTCATTTAACTCCCCAAAATACGATGGGGTGTTCCCTTCCTGACTCTCCATTTTCTTTCTGCAGCAGGTGAAATCCTCAAAAAAAGCCCCAAAAAAGTGCCATTTTTAAGCACACTTTTCGCTCTAAAAACCGCATGATATAGCATTATCTTTATCCATTAATCACTATATCTTGTGCTTACTTCGATTTTTGCAGCAGAACTATAGACTCAACGTGGCTTGACTGGATAGGCTGAATGTCTTTGCCGATTTTACGAGCAAGGGAACATATCCACAGCCTTTTCCGTATTTTAGCCGTTTGTGGAAACATATCTATAGTTTAACTCTTTTTCGGCAGCTTAAAGTCAAATTTTCCACCTAATGCAGCCGTGCCAATTCCTACCGCAGTAAGCACAACAAAACTTGCTGCACCAAGAACTTTCCAGTTAAACTCTTTCTTTTCCGTATCCTTCTTATCTGCCATACGAGCCATTTCCATCTCGTGTTCACGAATTTCGGTATCCTTTTTATCCACAGCATTAAAAATTTCCATCTGACGGTCCAGGATATCCTTTTGTTGTTCCGGCGTTAAATTTGGATTATCAAGGCACTTGCTTAAATCCGCACGAACCTTATCTGCATATTCTATAAATTCTTTTCTACTGTCAGATGCATTGTCTACTTCTTTGCTTATAATTCCATAGACCTGATTTGTACTTTCATCGTCACTCGCAACAATCTTTTCCAAAATATCTTTATATTCAGCCATCGTGGATTGTATTAGTTTTGCAAGCTCAGGGAACTGTGCGATTACTTGCTGAGCAACTTCTGGACGCAACTCATTTAGTTTTGACGCATAACTCAACACATCGTTTTTTGATAAATTTCTAAAGTCTGTTCTTTCCATAAGAGAGAGAATTTGTTTTTCATTGCTTGTATATTCCATTCTTTCTTCTCCTTAATTTAATTTATCTGGTGGGTCGAAATCCTCATCCGTACACTTACGGATGATTCGTTTTGTCTTTTCGACAGGTAGCGGAACGTTCTCTTCATCGAAGTATTCGATGTTCACTACCTCTACAACCGCCTCATGGTTGTCCTTTCCCGCAGGCACAAGCACAAAATCACCGATTTCTATGCTGTCATCATCGGTCAGATAATAATAACTCTTATATCCTTCATCAAAGGTAACACTACAAAAGATGTATTCCGATTTGCGGCGTTTTGCTTTGCCGTAGACCGATGGGTCAAGAATTTCTCCCAAGCCATAGAAACGAATGAAATCAAACACTGTTTCCGCAAAATCTGCGAAGTCATCCGGCAGACCATTTTTATCGTAGGTGCCTGAGATGGTACGGCTCGGATTTTTCTTATACTCGATTGTTATGGTGTAATCCTTCGTTTCGTTTGGTGTGTCTATCACATCATCGGGATTTCCTTCAATGTGAGTAAACAAGTCCTCGGCATCGAAATTTTCAAGCAGGCTCTCGATTCCGCCTTCGATTTCATACTTGCGAGAAACCTTACATCCGGTGCCAATATTCTGAATATGCTCCAATGTTTCCGTGGCTCTATCGATAATCAGTTGCTCGGTATAATCCCAGGTTACAAATTCCCAGTCTGCATCTTCCGGTTTCTGACCTGGTTTTATTTTTGTAACCCTATGATAATCCAAGGTTATTCTATTTATCACATCCGGTTTGCAGTTTCCATCAAACACATACAAATCATCCATACCAACGGTATCACGGATAAGGTCTGATAAATCTGTGCCTTCATAATCGAAATCAGCACACAGAGAGCCTCTGAATTTATATGTGACACCTTCGGTGTTGGTCAGTTCCATAACCCAATCACCAATATCCGTTGCAAAAATTTCTGTATATTCATTGCCGAAGTAAGCTGCCATTGCTCCAAACAACTTGTCTACCGCCAACTTATCAATTTTGAAGTTCTTACTTCTGGCTTTCTCGTATCGTTCTCCGCCACGACCAAAATTATATCCCGAAAACCAAACACGACCTTCATTGTTGATAGTCAGATGTTGTTCCACCTCTTCATCAGACTCCGGCATAGGACCATAGCAGATATTATTTGATACGATACGCATCTTCTTTAGTGTGCCTTGGAATATAAAAGTGTTCTCTCCAGACAGCAATGCCAGCCTGCTTAATGCCAGGATAAACCATGCACGGTTTTCCGGCTCCAAAATTTCTGCTCCTGTGTATGCCCAATGATTGAAATAGCGCCATTGAGAATAGATTGCAGAGCCGAGCAGGGGAATATCGGTCACATCATCAATGATTCTGTCTAAAGCCTCATGATTGTTTGCTGCATTGCCATATTTCTCTGAAAAGGCATGACCACAGTCCATCTCAAAACCAAGAGCATCGCAATCGTCAGCCATATAGTGGTCAACAAGTTCTATGTAGTTGATGTTCTGGTTTCTGAACTTATCGCACCATTTTACAGCGAAATCGTGTATCTGTTTCATATCAGCCACTGTGGTACACCTCCTATCTGTTTACTTCTTCTTTTATCCAAGCAACTGACGAATTTTAGTAGTCAATAGTTCTTTACGCTTTTCATAGAAATCTTCAAAGTTCTCCAATTCAAGAGAAACATCATCTGGGATGAGTGCCTCTTTGCGGAACATTGCTCTCTGTTCGTCATTCATATCGTTGTAGTAATCTACAAGGCGCATTGCATTTTTACTGCTGTTACTTCTGCCTTCCAACAACTGAAGGTTCGGCAGGCGATTTCGGTTGCCACGCCATCTACGCCAATCCTCCATTGAAACGCTGATAGGCTTAGTACTGTCAAACCTATCATACGGATGAAGATGGTCTTGCTCGTATTTAAAGGTCTTGTTTATCCAGTCGATACCCAAGAAGTACAGAGCCTCGCCAGCAACACGGCTACCTTTTTCAGAATTTATAATGTCATCGATTTTACCATCTGTTACACGCAGGTCATTCATCTGCTCAAGCATATCAATAGTGATTTCGTATTCGTTATTATTGATGTTGCTCTTCATCTGCTGCAGTTTACTTGTTGTGCCGGATTGGAAGTATGTAAACAGAACAGCTCTAATCAAATATGCCTTGATACCGTCAAGATTATTTGCATAATCGGGATTGTAGTATATGAAATAAATGATAGGCAAAAGCACGTTCCAGCTACTTGCAAAACGGCTAACCTCGATTTTCATACCCTTAAGCACAGTTTCAAGTTTTTTTAACGCCTTCTTGAAGTCCTGCCAGTTGTTCTTTAGGTCTTCTGCAATCTGCTTATTGATATTAGACTTAATAACATCACCATAGAGCATAAGAGCAGAACGGACAATAAAATCCGAACCGAACCCCTCGTATGAGTCAACCAGAAGTCTTCCGAATTCTGTTTTGGCATTAGGCCAATATGCCTCCAAAATAGACATAGTTATTTCGTGCTTTTTAAGAGCCTTACCACCGCTATTAAAACGGACGAACATCTCCAAAGCATCGTCTTGGTTCATGTTTTGGATTTCTGTATATCGAATCAACTTTTCTACAAAAATCTTGTTGTATAGTTTATTAAGAATACCACGAGCATAATCCTTGCTGTCAGCAGGAACATTCACTATAGCCGCCTCTATGGCTTGTTCTCTTGTGGTTTCATCCTGGAATTTACTACCGAGAATTTCCTTGATTTCGAACTGCGTAGGACTTAATTTGCCCACTTTTTCGGTGAATTTTATATCATATTTTTTACTGTTGTACTCTTCTTCATCAACGGTGAGCTTATGCTTGTTCAATTCAATTACAAGTTTAACCACCGTACCACCAACAGTTGTCCTTCTCGCATATTTTTGTTTCACATATGCTTGACCGAGAAGTGACAAGAAGAGAGATGTAAGACGCTGCTGTCCATCCAACACAGCAGTATCGGTTATTTTCACATTAATGTTGCTTAGTTCGTAGTTCACACTAACAGCCTGTTTTCTGCTATCGAAACTTACCTCGGATAGGAAGTTACAGAAATATGTATCCCAACTGACATTATCATCGTCCACGTGCCAGAACAGGAATGTAGCAATCGGGTAATCCAAAAGAATGGAGTCCCACAATTTTTCAATCTGCTCCATATTCCACACATACTGTCTTTGGAACGCCGGCATAACATATTTGCCGTTTTTTATATTTTCCAAAGCCTCATAGATAGTGATGCTATTATCTATCAAAACGCTCATCGTTATGCCTCCTCGATATAAAAGCTATTTTTATACTTCATAAGGGTTTCTTCTACTTCGTCCCAAATCCAAACCCTCTCACCATCGTCCTCAAAAACTTTACCGTGTGATTTAGGGCCATCCAACTTCATCTGAGAGTAATTGTTTTTGAAAGTAGGAACGTATAAATCTGGGCGTTCTTTATCGCTGCATAAACGCTCCATCATGTTCAAAGTAGCCTCTCCTGCAATGTCCACAGACATAAAATATGCTTTTATGATTTTATGGTTATATTGGTTAGGTTTTAATGCCCACATAGGTATACGCTGCACAGCTTTACCATAAAAATCTTTTTCATCAGTGTCTATTGGTCTTGTTACCTTTGGTGTATATTCCTTTGATGCACTTTCAAAAGTCTTGGCAATATACCAACGAAGGCACGATTCAGCAGCCTCGTCTGATGTTTCACCGGAAAGATTAAGTGCCATATTAAATTTATCATATACATCTGCATCTATATTGAATGAAATGTTCTTCTTCATCAAATTGCCTCCGTTCACATAAAATTACACATCTTAAATTATACTGCAAATTAGTAGATTTGTCAATACTAATAGACTAATCCACTAAGCATCAATAATAAAAGCACCTCGGTATCTATGTATCAATACCGAGGTGCGTATTTTATATTGTATCATCTTCTCACATCTACGCGTGTGCCGGACTTAAACTCCACTGTGACCTTTTCTTCGTAGACCGTTATTTTCTCAATCAGCCTGCGAACTAACTGCTCATCGTATTCGGTGATTTCCTGCGTCTGCTCCGAAAGGAACTGCTGCATCTCACTGATTCGCTGTTTCATCCCTTCACGCTCGGCGTTGTCTACCAACGCATTCTGTTTTATTTCTCGAAGGTGGTAAATCTCATCTGCGATGCTGTCATAGTTGCCTTTGGCGTTGGCAACCTTTAGAAGTTCCTTCTGTAACTGCTCTAAACGGCTGTCAATCTCATCAAGTGGAATGCCATCTGCTCCGGTAAGCACTGCCTCTACATTTTTCTGTAAGGTTTCGCTCATCGACTCCTTTTTGCCGAGTGCCATATTTATGGCTCTGACCGTGAGGTTTTGAAGTTCCGACTCTTGAATGGTATCTGCATCGCAGGCTCCCGGACCGTGTTCCACCCTGGTGCAGCAACGCCACACGATGGAATGTTTACCCCTATTGTTCCATGCAATTCTACGGTAAATATCTCCGCACTTGGAACAGTACACGATACTGGAAAGTGCGTACTTGCTGCTATAAACACGCTTTTTTCGGTCTTGCCCGCTGTGGAGATTGGCTCGTCTAATCATTTCTTCCTGCACCTGCATATAAAGGTCACGGGGGATAATGGCTTCGTGGCTGTTTTCCACATAATACTGTGGAACCAAGCCATTATTCGGCACACGTTTCTTTTCAAGGAAATCTACCGTGTAAGTCTTCTGAAGGAGTGCATCACCGATATATTTTTCGTTCTTTAGGATTTTCTGCAATGTTTCCGGTCGCCATTTCTTTTTCCCGGCACCCGTAAGAATACCGTCAGCCTCCAATCCTCTGCCAATCTGCTGCAAACTTGCGCCCTCAAGGTACTCTCTGTAAATGCGTTTGACCACTACCGCTTCATCGGGTTCAACAATCAGCTGCCCCTTTTCATCCTTAGTAAAACCAAGGAAACGGTTGTGGTTTACGGTCATTTGCCCCTGTTGGTATCGATACTGGAATCCCAACTTCACGTTCTGGGAGAGGGACTGGCTTTCCTGCTGTGCAAGGCTCGCCATAATAGTAAGCAGAACCTCGCCCTTGGCATCCATCGTATTGATGTTTTCTTTCTCGAAATACACGGGAATGTTCTTTTCTTTAAGCTGTCGGATGTATTTCAAGCAGTCCAGAGTATTTCGGGCAAAACGGCTGATGGACTTGGTAATTATCATGTCAATTCTACCCGCCATAGCCTCGTCAATCATACGATTGAACTCCTCACGCTTTTTGGTGTTAGTGCCTGTTATACCATCGTCAGCAAATATTCCGGCAAACTCCCATTCAGGGTTTTTCTTAATAAAATCGGTGTAATGCTCCACCTGTGCCTCATAACTGGTGGCCTGTTCATCACTATCCGTGGAAACACGGCAGTATGCAGCAACCTTTAGTTTTGGCTTTTCTTCTTTGTTTACGGTATTGCCGACACGTCTTCGTGCCGGAATTACGGTTATATTCTTAGTTACCTCCATTCATTTCCACCTCGCTTTCTATCAAACTGTAGACGTATTCTGACTGTCTGAATGGATTTTCAAATTGTTGTATCTGCTTTCCCATCGTAAAATGTAGGGGAGCAAAGGGCGTTTCCTTAACTTTCAATTCTCTGACCCTGCCAAGCTGATTTGCTCTCGATTGACGTTCTTCTTCCGCCTTATCGAACAGCTCCTGATCTATGATGACAGGATAATAATCATCCCCAAGGTAATGGGTATTTCGGAGCATTCGTCCGGCACTGCCGTGGAATATCTTCAAACCTACCATTTCGGCAGCCACCTTCAGTGCTTTGCCGGAAATATACTCTTTGAAGAAAGTTCTGACCTGTTCTGCCTGGATTTCATCCACCACAGCCTTGCCATCCTCTATGCGATATCCATAGGGAATATGTGCTGTCATTTACATCACCAACCTTTCAGTTAAATTCAGACCACTTTTCAAGTGGAACACAATTCGCTCCCTTGTTTCCACCGTAATGCTCTCCACAAAGGCAAGGAACGTATCATCCAAAAATTCGATTAACATCTCACCCTTGGAGGTAAAGGCCATCAGTTTTTGCAGTTCCTTGATTTTGACCTTATCTCCGCCCACGGAAGTCATCAACTGCTCCTTTTCCTGTCGCAACTGTTGTTCTTCCACCACAAGGGCATTATTTTCTTTATTGAAAACCGCGGGTTCCAGGAACCCTGCTGCCATTAGGCTTGTAAGGGTCTGCTTTCGGTCGGTATTCTCCTCCATGCGAGTTTCCAGTTCTTGTATTCGGAGCAATCTGTCCTTATCGTCCATCCCACGCAAGGTTCGCAGGAGTGGTTTCAGCACGGCATTGTGACCGTAGACCAGCTTATTCATCATAGTAAGGAAAGCCAGTTTTATGCCCTCGTCGGAAATGTATAGCATAGAACAATCTTCTTTGCTTTCCAGGTGTGTTCCGCAAGTCCAAGCCACATAATCTCCGCTTGGTTTATAATGCTGCCTACGCTTGAAAGTAGCACCGCACTCTCCACACTTGATTTTGCCGGAGAAACAATATCTGTTCTGATATCTGTAAGTGTCAGTGCCGTTGCCTTTTTCCATCGCCCTTTGGTCGAGAACTGCACGAACCCTATCAAAATCCTCGTGGCTGATAATCGGCTCATGGTGGTTTTGGCAAAGGAAACGGTCACGCTCACCGTAATTGATATGGCGATTAAAACTGCTGTCACTGTAGGTTTTTTGAAAAATCACATCGCCCGTATACTTCTCGTTGGTAAGAATGGCGTTTACGGCTCCCGCACCCCACTTGCCATTCTTTTTTGTTTTAAGACCTCTGGCATTCAGTTCCTTTGCAATGGCGTGCGTACCTTTACCCGCAAGGCAGGCTGCAAAAATCTCTTTTACAACCTCTGCCTGCTCCGGCACAATAACCATTGTGCCGTTATCGTTGTCATATCCGTAGGGTGGATAGGCAATGATGAAAGTACCGTTCTGAAAGCGTCTTTGAACCGACCATTTGCTGTTTTCGGAAATGGACACTGATTCGCTTTCCGCCAAACTACTCAAGATGGAAAGCATCAGTTCACTCTCCATCGAACCCGTGTTAATATTCTCCTTTTCAAAGAAAATGGAAATACCCAGATCTGTCAGTTTTCGCACCATCTCCAGGCAGTCCGTAGTGTTACGGGCAAAACGGCTTATGGACTTGGTTATGATAAACTCAATCTTCCCATCCTCGCAGTCTGCAATCATAGAAAGAAGTCCGGCACGGACATCCTTCTTCGTGCCTGTGATACCTTCGTCATAGTAAAGACCTACATATTCCCATTCATCATTGGAACGAATGTAACTTTCATAATGGGCCTTTTGTGCCTCATGGCTGATAAGCTGCTCATCACTTGCCGTAGATACACGGCAGTAGGCAGCTACCTTTAATTTTTTCTTTTGAACCAGGGTTTCGTTTACCCCGATTTTTGTTATCCTTTTCATCAACTCACCTCGCTTTTTTGGTAGTGACATATTCCCGTACTATTGCGGAAATATCAAGTCATTTAGCCCATAATCTCCGCCAAAAAAGGGGAGAAAGTTTTCCGATTATAAGCCGATATTTTGTGGAATTCATCCACGGAAATCATGCCGAACATAAACATGGTTTCAAGCATCTGCTGTGCCCTGTAATAGTCAAATTCACGCTGCAATTCCTCCTGTGTAATTTCGTGTGCCACGGCATTCGGTATCTTAAAATTCTCAATTTGTCTTACTTCCATATCGATTTCTCCAATCTGGGGGAACGGTGGAAATGTTCCCCTCTGCCTATAAGCGAAAAGACAGGATAAATCGAACCCCCAAATAGGCAAAAAAATAACGCCCTTCAAGGAAAAATCCTCAAAGGGCATCATCTTAGTTCGGAATCTTGAGTTTCCAACCGCTGTAAATCACATTGGAAGTCAGTCCGTTTAGTTTCTTGATTTCGGTGTATCTGCTGCCTTTGCCGAGATACTGCACGGCAATATCCCAAAGGGTGTCGCCCTTGACCACCGTGTGAACACGATAATCCGGCTCGGCTGTGCTATCCGCAGGATAGATGGTTGTACCATCATTGGCAAAAACAAAAGTGCCGGGGTTCTTATCTGCCGCCGCCTTCGCATTGGAGAGGATACGGTAAGCACCTACCTGGGACTTGCTGTCCTTCCAATCCTTACGCACACGGTAATAACCTGTGGTCAGCTTTTCGGGATAAGTCACCGTAGACTCTGCAGGAGTTTCATCCTTCTCCTCATCGGCTGTCGCCAGGAGTGCCTTTACCTCTGCACGGAAGGTATCCATGCTCTTGCCATGTTTCGGAAACCAGTGCATCACATCGCCGTGGTTGGATGCGATGCCCTGTTTGTAGCCTTCGGAGTGGCAGATAATATTCTGCTCGGTCAAGCCGTACTCCTTGCAAAGATGCGCACAAAGTTCAACGGCCTCACGGTACACCTTCTTAAAATAGGCATAATCCGTAAGACCGTCCTCGCAGATTTCAAATCCGATATGAGTGTTGTTTGCACTGCCCCCGGCGTGCCATCCACGATGATTCCAAGGGAGCGTCTGATAAGTAGCAATCGTGCCGTCAGCCAACTTGCCGATAAAAGCATGAACGCAGACCTCTCTGCCACCGGGATGGTAGGTATTCCAATGATTACCGTACTGGTTCTTGCCAAGCAGACCATCATCAGGACCCACATAACGCTTTAAGTTGGGGTTATTGGCACCCGTGGAATGTACCATGATGCCTTTGACTGTGATTTTCTTACCTGCCTTGTAGCAGGCATTTTCCGTTAAAATAAGTTTGCGTAAATTCATATTATTTGCCCTCGCTTTCCTTATTGTCGCGGTCATGGAGTTGCTCCAGAATATCCTTCATCTTCTCCGGAATCGGCAAGCCAAGGTGGGATGCATTTTCCAAAAGGCTTACGCCTTCATTGGAGATATAGAAGAAAATAACCGCCGTTCTGAGTACACTGCCGTCACCGATGACATTGGCATCCAAGACGTGTGCGATTCCTACCATCGCAAAAATCAACACTTTTCGACAGATGCCCTTAAACCCGACCGAACTGGAAAGGTTCTTGTCCACAACGGCACACATGACTCCCGTGATGTAATCCACAACCACGAAAACAATCAGTGCGTAAAGCAGACCGTCAAACCCACCGAGAAACCAACCGAGCCAACCACCGATGGCAGCAAAGATGATTTGAATGGCGTTCCATAAATCCTTCATAGTAAAATCCTCACTTTCATAAATTTTTGTATGCAAAAAGGGCACCCACCACATGGCAGATACCCCTTAAAGCCGTTACTCAGTTCGTTTAGGCAGCCACTCCCAGACTCGCATATCCTCCTGCCCAAGGGACCACATACACATCCCTCGCAGTTTCCATCGGTATGCTGCTTGATTCGCCCAATAGATCAGGCTGTCCACATCCTGGTAATACAGAATGGAAAAGCCATCCGAGTCCCCAAGGAACAATCGTGAAATCCAAATGTTGATGTCCCTTGGGATGATTTTTGCCGTGTAATCATTCCCACACTCAAGCGGCATGATGTGAGAATGATAAAATTCATAGTCCAGGGAGATGCTTTCGCTTCTGGTGGACGATTCTTCCACATCGGAAGTCAGCGTGAACACCTGGAACTCCTCATCCCATGTGCAGTTGCTACGCTCAATCCTGCCAAAGGAAGTCTCCGTTCCGTCCGGCATTACCACATCGAACCGTTCATACGGCTCATACGTCCAGGCATCACCCAGACGGAGCAATTGGCAGTTGATTGGGTTATCGGAACGGATGCCTGCATAACCACTGCCACTGCTGACCGTTGCTGTGAATCGGAGCGTATTGGATGCAGAGGAATAAACCCTTACGGTATTCCCACGCTTTCGCATTTCGATGGTGTAAACATTGGGATTGGTACGTAGGTCGGCATCGGCTGTCTTGGAAAAGTTCGTAGCATAACTGCCTTTCAGCGTTGACCCCTCATACAGTTGGATGCACTGGCTGTCATAATTGAAACAGCAGAACAGAGAACCGAGGAACACACCCGCTTTGCCGCCACCATCTTCCGGGAAGATAATCTGCGCCTTCAGATGAATATCGGAAAAGCCGTTATAGTTCCACGCAAGCTGACCGTAACCCTCGAGCTGTGAGTAAGGTCTGCTTGTATCTCCGTAGGGCAAATCCTCCTGCCACACATCCCATTCTCCGGAGAGAACCGTCCAGTAGCTTTCTGGGATTTTCTCTTCGTCACGGAAATCCTCATACCAAACAAGTGCAGAGTCAGGCTTTCTTCGTAGCATCTCAAGTGTCAACTTAAAGCCTGTGGCGGGACCTACCATATCACCATTTATATCCTTGAACTTCCTTGGAGCAAGGGTGTATTCCGCTTGCCCTGCGGTGGGTGCTTCAGAGAAATCGGTGCAGACACGGAAACCATAGAACTGCACACCGTTGACACCAACCGAAATGGTCAGCGTATGCTCTCCGGCAGAAAGGCTCACGCCCTTGGCAAGTGTCGCCCAGAAGGCAGTTCTCCAATATGGCCACCAAAGCCTGTCCTCTGAAAAGTGAACTGTGCTGCCGTCCAAAGATGCGTAGATGCTGTTTTTATCCCAAAACGGATAACACAGGCGAATGGCAACATCGTAAGTTCCTGCCTCATCAATGGTAAAGTTATAAGTGGCAGTGCCTTCATCACCGAGCGTTACCAAAGTTTCCGATACAGAAACCACACCACCGTAACTGTCCGGCTCGGCATCGTGGTCGATGATAATATCCCCAAATTCCGTCTTTTGTTGCTTGGCATAGGCGGTCAGATACCTTCTTCGGTTGTAGGTTTCCGACATCTGCGGATATTCCTTATAAACGGCATCTCTACCTTCCATATAATCGTAAACATGAGGCAATGCCCACGGTCCCATATCATAGTCATCCCAATAGGAAACAATAGGGATGAAAGGCTGCGGAGGTGAATCATCCGTAAAGTTATACAGACCCTGCATCCAGTATTTCGCAGCATAATAGGTATGGGAAGTTCCACGATAATACTTACCGAGGTTCTCCGGTGTATCATAAATCTGCCAGTTCCAACCGTAGGCAGGCATACCGAGGAACACCTTGTCGGGATTCATCACCTTTGTGGCATAATCGTAAATGCCCTCAAGCCAACTCCTCGGAGAAACAGGACCCGGAGCAGAACCCGCCCAAGCCATGCCGTAACTCATGATGGAGGCCGTATCGCAATATTTATCCAGATCACCGTACACGCACCAGTTCTCACCACCGACCGAGCCGTTGACTGATGTCATACCGGGAAGGCAGATGTTCATCTCTTTGGTGGAATCATAGGCTTTTACGGTTTCATAGATGTGCTTGAACATGGCCGTGGACGCTTCATGGGTGGAATAGCCATCGCCTTTTTCCAGGTCGATATCCACACCACTGCACCACGGATATTTCTCCATGATACGGATGAGTTCCGAGCAGAAGGTGTCCTGTGCGCCATCCGTGTTATCACGCAGGGCTTTGAAGATGCTGTTCGCACCGTCATTGGCAACGGTTAGCAGCCAACGGATGTGTGGCCATTTTTCAATGTAGGTCAGCATATTGCTGATAGCCACACCGCTTTCGGTAATCGTTCCCGTGGCATCCACCTTGAAAGAAAAAAGGCCGACGGTGTCGATACGGTCACCGTAATCACGGAGTGCCTCATACATACGGGCATTGCCCATGAACGTCCACACCATGATTCGTTTGCCTTTTAATTTATCCCTCAAATCGACACACCTCCATCCGTCATCTGTTGCAACTCAAAAAGCACCCTGGCTGACTTACCATCCTCCAAGGTTACTTTGTGCTTGGAATCCCAAGCAGCACTGTATTGATAAAAACCTTCTTTTGGCTCGGTTACACCGTTCCTCGTGCATTCTCTTACAGATGCAAGCAGGGCCAAATCATCCTCCGCAGATAATGCGTTGGGGAATGTGACCTTTTGTCCGCACACACCCTGGGCAAGCTGCACCGAGCCTGCCGCCATATCGGATTTGGGATAGATATGGACGTCAAGACCACCGGAGGTATCGCCAACATTGCAGATAATGACTGTTTCTTTGGAACGAACTACACCGTTGAACCAAACCTTGTCACCCTCCACAAGTCTTCTCTCGGTATGTGGTACATAGCCAGTCAGTGCCGGTCCCTCTTGCAGCATAAGGTCGGTAAACCAAATCGTGCCGGAGCAGTTGGTAAGGGTAGGTTTTACCGTTACGCTCACAACACGCATATCCTGTTTCTTGTTTATGACCTCTGCCAGTCGGATAAAAACGGGATTAGCCATCAAGCACCCACTTCATCTCGCAGGGATGACCTACCCATCCCGTGGCTACAGAACCCGGCTGCAGCAAAAGGTCTGTGATATATAAAGTGCCTGTGCAGTTGGTAATGCACACGCGCACCGTAATGGATTTGACCTTGGAGGAATATCCGCTTGGAGTTATTTTCTCCGAGGTTTTAGAAAAATAAGCCATAAGCACCTCCATCAGTACAAATCAATAAATCTTGTTTCTATGCTGCCGTCCTCGTATTCAATGACCACCTCAATGCCGACCTGGGCATCATCGGAAAGTTTCTTCAACTCCTCCGAGGCAATCTGTGCCGACAGTGTATAACTGCTACGGTTGGACGGATACACAGTCTGGGCAAGACTTAAGGTCATGCCTTCCACACCCACAGCCTTAAAGGACGCCGTGCCGGATGCACCGTTTTCTCCATCAGCCTCAAAGCCAGAACTGACCCAATAGGCAAGACCGTCATCGGCACGGGAGTTTCGCAGATGATTGAACGGAACAAGTTCACGGATATCGTTGTTGGATACCATTCCTGTACCTTCCAAGGCATCGGCAATGGTATCAATGGAACTGACCGAACTGCCGAGGTTTTTCAGCGTGGTGGAAAGTTCCAACACCGTGTTCCAAGGCTCCTGCAGATTGTATTCACGGCGCACGATACGGGTGGTAACGGAAAGTCCCAAATCCTTATCTTCCACACGGACATAATCGCCAAGGTTCCACGCTTCATGCTCATAGCCTGTCAGCACGGACAAGTCCATTGCATTCAGCACATAGGAAACGGAAGGCTTGCAGTATTCCGCAAGACGGGTAGCCGTGTATTCCTTCATCTGATACGGATTGGTAAAGGAAGAACAGTCCAAAGTGGTAATACGCACTTCCTTGGAGTAAGTGAAATCCTCAAGGTAAGGCTTACCACCGTTGATGTCAGCAAAGGTCATGCCGTTGGCACCGACCGCATAAAGCCTTGTTACAAGGGAGCGGGTGTCCACCACACGCTCGATGCTTTTCATGTTCTTCTTGTAGGCAAACAAGGCACCGCTGTCTTTGCCATTTACCGTCAACAGATGCACCAGTCGGTTCGGACAGTCAAAAACAAGGTCGCCACCGTGGAGATTGGCAATGCTGCGTAAGATAGACAGAGCGTTCTTTTCCGTGGAAGTCCATGTTCGCTTGGTGGTAACATTGACCGTTCCCACGCTCCACTCGGTATCTGCAAGGGCATACGCCATCGCAATATCCGCTGTTTCCGCATCAAACTTCTTTTCTTCCTTACGAACAGAGAAAGTCAAATCGTAAAATTCCGCCTCGGCATAAATCTGCGTGACCGTGTTTCCGGTGGTATCCTTCACATCAGTAATGGTACGCACCTTATACACATCATCTACAATCTGGATTTTCTTCTCGTTTTCCAGATACTTTCGTTTACTGTCACGGAACGGAATGGAAAAGGTCAGCGTGTCCTCGCCATTGATTTCACCCGTAACGATGATATCGTAGGCATTCTCCAAAATGGCCTCCCACGCACCGTTATCATCAAGCACCACAGGACGGGCATAGCCGATTTTCTCATAGGGAGCCTTTGGAATATCATAGAGACGGATATCAATAAGTTTCGGTGTTTTGCTTGTATCCGTAGTGGTCAGCGTGACCTTAAAACGGATATAGTTTCTGTTCGGAGATTGCAGCTTGCCGTCCGTTCCTACAGCAACCCAATCACTCCAATCGGTAAGGTCATCACTGGTGGAGGTTTCCACCGATGCCACAGCCGTTGTGCCTGCCACATACTCACTTGTATAGGACACCTTGCCCGTGCCGGACAGATTGCATTCTGTTGCCTTGGTATAGAGGATACCGCTTTCGGGATATACACCGTCCGTTGCTTTCAGCGTTACACCGCTTGCATCGGTGAGGGCATCCACATCAGAGGAACTGTCAGCACCATTGCAGAGGATGGTGGCATTGAAATAATCCACCAAATCATCAGCAATCAGTGAAGAATCGCAGTCCAAGAACCACTCATCAAAACCACCTGCGTAATAATAGGTATCGGCGTGCATACCGATGACCAGATCCGCTGTACATTCTGCGTTCAGCGTTCCCGTGAAGGTCAGCACATCAGACTTCCAAACCACTCCCGCAGAACGGTCGCCCACAACATAGGTAAACTGCTTGTTATTCGGTTCAATGACTCCTGCGATAAAATACCACTTGCCGTTGGACAGTGAAAAAGACGGTGTTACGGTCTTATCCAAAATCAAGCTGCCCGAAGAATTATAAAGCATAATTCTCGGCTTGCCGGAATACAGGGACAGATAGAAAATCGGCTGTCCCGGACCGTAACGGGTATTGAATATCGGGCAGAAAGTGTTACCCACAGAATAAGTGGTAGGACACATCCAACCGCCTACGATAATACGCTCACCGAGGTTTGCAAAAATACTGCCGTCATTGGTCACCTGCAGGTGGGTTTTCTCCGTGGTCGGATTATTGATATTAAAACGAATCTGTCTGCCTTTCGGACTGTTGCTTAAGTTGGCCGTTGTACCACTCCAATTAACAACCGTGAAGTTTCTGCCATTACCGGAAGAATCGGCAAGAGCCGTATCTTCATCCGGTGCAGATTCGTTGAAACGCCACAGACCGGAGGCGGCATACTCCGCAGGAAATTCTCCTGTAAAATCCGTCTGCTTATTCAGTATCATTTTCAGAGCCATGCCATCACCTCCATCTGCTTTTCGCTTGAATTTGTAATTCCGTCAGCGTGGCATTATTCACTTCCACCGTGACGGTATTCTCTCCGACAACAAGGGTCGGAAAGTTCAGTTCCTGTAAATACGGCAGACCGTTTCGGAGTGTCTCGCCGTTTTCATCTACCACATAAGCGGTCATTTTATCCGTATCCACAACAAGAGTTTCTCCCTCTGACAGCGTTGCGTTTACGATTTTCAGTTCCGCGCCATTTGTGGTAATGCTGATATAGTTGCTTGCCCCGGCGGTCACCACACCGCTGATACGATACACAGGCAGTGACTCGATATTGCCGATGGCACGGGTCACGGTGTGGATGCCTTCCTCTGTGATGGAGAAAGTTTCATCGGTGATGGCATAGGCAAAAGGGTCTGGGCAGAAAAACTTCAAATCAAAAGAACCTGCCGAGCGGATAAGCCTTTCGCAGTCCACCGCATCGTTAAGCCTTGCCATGAAGTATCTGTCCGGCACATCATCAAAAATAAGCTGGCGTAAGCCCTGCACAGGGTCAAGCCATGCTGCAATATCATCCAAAGCAGATACCAATGCCGTAAAGCTGTGTTTCGGATAAATGTTGCAGTGGACATTGATTTCACGGTAATCAAAATCAGTGCCGAAATCTGCAACACCGTATTTTCCCGGCACAGTGGTGGTAAAATTACGCATCTTACCACACACCTGCCAGGAAGTCAGGCGGGCTTTGATGCCTATGCTGCCCGACGTAATGTCATTAAAAATAAAACCCATAGGTCAAAACCCTCCTTTATGCCGTAGTGAAGTGTCCCTGTGCACGGGAGCCACTCTGAATCAAGTTGTAAAGTTCCTGGGAAATCTTACGGATGTCCTCTTCGCTTCGGACAATCATCTGCTGAATGGTAATCAGCGCACCTGTGCCGAATCCTGCACCGGATACCGTATCATTACGGTTGACCGTACCATTCACACTAAAGTCCGTAGGAAGTGCCGTGGTCATATCATCTGCAAGGCTGTGCATCACATCGTTGATGTCCTTGCTCATGCCTTCAGCGGCGGCAATCGCATCTTTACCGTTGGTATTGATGGAGCCTGCCAGACCTTCTACAAGCATTTCACCAATCCATGCCATCTCATCCGAAGGCGAGTGAATACCGAAGAAGTCGCAGATGCCATCCCAGATGGAAGAAATCCAACCGGACACCTTATCCCAAAGCCATCCGGCAAGGGACTGGATACCCTGCCACAAACCCTTTACAAGGTTTGCACCGACACTTGCAAGCTGAGATACACCTTTTCCAAATGCCGATACCAAACCGGACAGAATCTGTGGTACGGCTTTTACGATTTCCACGATGATGGTCGGCAGGTTCTTTATCAGAGAAATAAAGAGTGTCACACCTGCCTGTACGATTTGCGGTATGCTGTTAATCAAAGCATTTACCACAGAACCGATAATCTCCGGAATTGCTGCCACAATGGTTGTGATGATTTCCGGAAGAGCCTGGATAAGGGCAACGAGCAAGTCAATACCTGCCTGGATAATCTGCGGAATCGAGCCAAGCACGGCTGTGATAATACCCTCAATAATCTGAGGGATTGCCTCCACGATTGCCACGATGATTTCCGGCAATGCAGATACAAGCGAGGTCAAAAGCTGAATGCCTGCGTCTATGATTTGAGGAATTGCACCAATCACAAATTCCACGATTGCCAAAATAATGGACGGCAGAGCCTCAATCAGCACGGGAATCGCCGTAAGCAAACCATCTGCAAGCCCCTGGATAAGCTGCAAGGCTGCATCCAAAATCATCGGAAGGCTGTCAATCAGACTCTGCACAATGGTAATGACCGCTTGCACCGCCGTTGGAATCAGCGTAGGCAGAGCCTCTCCGATACCCTGTACCAAAGACATCACTATCTGAATGGCGGCATCGATAAGCAAAGGCAAATTTTCTATCAGCGTATTCACAATGGTCATTAACGCATCAATGACCACAGGGATGAGTTCCGGCAGCATGGTCAGTATGGTATTCAACACTTGAGAGAACAGGTCAACTACCGTATCCAACAGCGTAGGAAGAAGTTCTCCCACAGTCGAAAGCAGTGCGTTCAGAGCCGTTGGCAGTGCCGAGATAATATTTTCAATCACAGGAGTGATGTTGGTCAGCACATCCTGGAACGCATCCACCACATTATTGCAGAGCATCTCAATGTCAGCATCTGCATCACCGAAACCTACAATAAGGTTATCAATGGCAGCTTTCATGGAGTTCATGGAACCCTCAATGGTATGCTCGGCTTCTGCTGCCGTTGCTCCTGCCATACCCATGCTTTCCTGAATGACGTGGATAGCCTCCACCACATCGGCATAGGAACTGATATCATATTCAATACCGGAAATAGCCTGTGCATCGGCAAGCAGGCGTTCCATTTCCGTCTTGGTGCCGCCGTAGCCAAGTTTCAAGTTGTCCAGCATCGTGTAGTTCTGCTTGGCAAATCCCTGGTATGCATTTTGGATAAGACCAATGTCCGTACCCATCTTATTGGCGTTATCCGCCATATCGGTAATGGCCATATCCGCATACTTTACTGCCGCCTCGGTATCACCACCGAGAGAAGAAATAAGGGATGCAGAAAAAGATGTGACTGTGGACATATAATCGTTTGCCGACATACCCGCCGTCTTGTAGGCGTTATTGGCGTATTCCTGCAAGGATGCAGAAGAATCCTTAAACAGCGTGTCGATACCACCGACCAACTGTTCATACTCGCCATAGGCTTCTACCACGGCTTTTCCAAGTGAAACTGCGGCGGCAGCGGCAGCCGTGACCACCGCTCCCATTGCCACACCCACAGTTTTCAGAGTTCCTCCCAACTTGGAGAATTTACCCTCGGAATCGTCAGCAGCATCTCCGGCATCATCCAGTTCTTCTTCCAGATCATCCGCAGCATCGGCAGCATCGTCCATCTCACGCTCCGCCTCATCAAGAGCCGTATTGTTACGGTCAAGTTCACGCTCCATATCATTGAGCGCCGCCGTAGCGTTATTAAGCTGAATCTGCCACGCCTGGGTTCTGCGGTCATTTTCACCGAAGGACTCGGAGGCATTGGCAAGAGCAGAACGGAGCGTTTCGATTTTCTGTTTCTGTGCCTCGATTTCCTTATTCAGCACCTGGTTTCTTGCCGTCAGTGCTTCTACGGAACTGTCGTTTTTGTCGAACTGCGACTGAACGACCTTCATTTCTGAGCCGAGAACCTTGAAGGACTGATTGATTTCGGACAGCGCCTTCTTGAATTCTTTTTCGCCCTCAAGACCGATTTTTAAGCCAAAATCATCTGCCACTTCAAACCACCTCCTTCATCAGATTCCGGCAGGAATAATGTCATCAATGAAATATTCCCTTACAGGCTTCGCAAGCCCGTTATACTGTTTGTGGCACTCCCATAAATCCAGGAGCAGACCAAAAGGCATCAGCCACACCTCATCCTGGGTCAGATGAAGATGGGCGATGCCGTAATATAAAAGTCGAGTAAATAGCTCATCGTCACTTACTCGACCACTGCGTTTTTTGAGTCAGCCTCACTGACCACATTTCTCTTGGTGCCCTTATACAAAGCCTCGGTGATAGCGGTCTTGTATGCCGCCAGATCCACGGGAGTGGTCAGAAGTTCTACCATTTCCTCCGTAAGGACATCCTTTTTGTTTTCCCTGTTCTTCAGATTGTGGACAAGGATGGACTGATTGGCAAGCAAGGTAATCAGCCACACGATTTCGCCGATAGCCATCTCGAAGTTCTCGGATTTCATCAGCTTGTCGCCAAGGTTCTCAAGACCGCCGTAGCGTCCTGCGATTTCCTTGGTAGCCTTGGTGGTCAAAAGCAGTTCATACTCATCACCGCCGATATTGATAATTGCAGAGCGTTCATTATCCATGTGTCATATCCTCCTTATTCCGCAGCCTCGGTAGCATAGGAAGGTTCATATACTTCCTGATACCAGTTTGTGATGATATCCGCTGCAACAGCAGAATCGCCCTCTGTGACCTCTGCCTTCCAAGGGTGCTTGTTCTGACCGTCCACCTTGTTACGGCGGAGAATCGTACCCTCAATAGTAGGCGTACTGAAAGTAATGCTGTCACCCTTGGTAGCAAGGTTTGTGGCAGGAATGCCGAACTTCACACGGTACAGCCAGTAATACTTGTACTTGCCGTTGGATTTCTTGGCTCTAAAACCTACAGCCACAGGCTCTCCGCCGTCCTCACTTGCGGAAACCACCACGCCGTTGGCATCGATGGTCGCACCCGTAAGGTCGGATGCCACGGCAGCACCGATATCATCCACACCGAGGGAAAGTGTGCCGTTTTTAAATTCCTTTACAATTTCCGATGCACCGTCATCGGCATAAAGGGTTGCCTCTGCAAGTTCCACCGACAAATCAGCGGTCATTGCCTTTGCCATCTGAACCGGAGATGCGTAGGTTTCATTGCCGTTTTCATCCTCGGTGATTTTGGCATAATACAGTTTGTCAAGACCAATAGTAGCCATTGATTATTCCTCCATTTCATAATGTTTTGCCACATCCATGTTGTAATGGAAGTAGCCTGTTTCAGTTTCATAACCGATGTATCTTCGGTCAGTTATGGTAAAATCCGCACCAAGCACGGCACGGACAATTGCATTTTTCTCTTTGATATAACTGCCTTTGGCATACAGGGAAATTCGTGCCTCCTGGACATCACATCCGGGAGCATTATCCGCATGAAGTTCAAAGCTGTCTGCCATAGGCACGATTACGATATATTTCTCCGGAGCATCATCCTTAAAGACACCAGTTTCAAGGGGGATGCCCAAAGGTTCCAGAGCCGTATTGATATCTGAAAGTACACTCACAGCTTTCTGACCTCCTCTTCAAATTTATCCTGCATGGCATTGATACAGGCAGTACGGGATGCTGTTTTTGCGGGTTTCATAAAAGGTTTGGCAGGCTGACCATGTTTGCCGTATTCGATGATATTGGCGAGTTTTGCGTTGCTGATACCATCGCCACGGGGTTCTGCAAAGCCAACCTTGATATTGTGATTGCCGTTTTTATCCATCTTCACAGAGGACAGACCAAGCGCCGACTCCAATTCTCCCGTGGAACGGGATTCATACTTTGTGCCGTTTCCAACCACAGATGCCAGGTTGCTCTGTGCCTTGGCAAGAACAATCTCGCCTCCGGCTTCCAGCACCTTTTCCGCCACAGGGTCAAAGTCCGAACCGAGCATTGAAATACTCTGCAAAAACCCCTCTGGCATTTTGATATCAACCTTAGCCATTTGTCGCCACCACCTTTTTCGCAAGCACCTCCGTATACATCCCTTTGCCTTTCACATCTTCAACGGATGTGATTTCAAAGCGTCCGTCCTCACATACCAAGATGTGGTCTGTGGTAACGGCAAGACCTGGAATGCAACGGAAACGGAACAGGTCGGTTGCCTCGGAGAAAGCGGCGAGGTTTGCCCACCGTTCACTGCCGTGGCGACCTTCTCTGTACACACGGACAGATGCAAGGATTTCATCTGCCGTAGTAGTGAAACCCTCGCTGTCCTTGATGCGTTTTGTGATGATGATGTCTGCAAAGCCGTTCATTTTTCCGAAACTCATATCACACCTTCCAATCTCGGTCGAGCCTTAACAGAAGATTGACCGTATTCCAGACCTGCTGTCCGGCTTGCACGTTATCGGCAAAGAAACCTCCCGTAGAACCGTCACGGGATTCATAAAAATGCGATGCCAACATAATCACGGCTTGTTCCGTGGTAGCGGGCATCGCATTTTCCGTATAATATCCTGCTTCGATGTGCTGATAACTTTCCGCATAGGAAACGGCGGCAGTGATGAACCTTTCAATCAGTCCATCATCCACCGAATGCTCCAGTATCAGATTTTCCTTAACCTTCATAAGAAGTTCGCTCATCACTGCCACCTCCCATCTTAGGCAGTAGCCATCTTGAGCAATTTCACGGCTTCAGCAAGAATCAGCTTACCGTCCACACGCTCCTTGGCAACAAAGCCGACCATACCGTTTCCAGCGAAGAGTTCCTTCAGTTCCGCAAAGGAACGAGTACCACGGTCGCCGATGTTATAGTAGCTGTAGTCACCGAAAGCAATGGCAGGCATACCCGCAGTGATTACAGGGAAATAAGGAGAAGTGTACACCTCATAACCCAAGAGTCTGCCAGGTTCTCCCGCCTGTACGGAATCCTGCCAAAGGTAACGGCCATTCTTGTCAGTCAGCTTACGGATAGCTGCCAAAGTCTGGTCATTGCAGATAAACTTGGCGTTCTTACGGTAAGGGCGCTTGAGGGAGTACACAAGGTCGATGATTTCATCGGCAGTGATTTCCGTTGCAGATGCAGCAGTTACACCAATCTGGGCACCGCCTTCTTCTGCAAGCAGACCCAAAGGCTGACCAGTTCCGGTACCATTGAGGAAGGCATCCTCTTCGGCATTTGCCAGTGCCTTGGAGAACTGACGGATGATGTAATTCTCAAGACCGAAGGCATTGTCATACAGAAGTTCCTCGGTTACCTTAACAGCAACATGGAGTTTGTGTGCGTCCAGGTTGATCTGGGCGAACTTGGCATCACCCCAAGTGAGTTCCT